GCAGGTTGGTATATTGATCCTAAAATTTGTGATGACCTTATAACCTTATTTAAATCAAAAAAAGAACATCAAAAGCCAGGAGTTATAGGTGGACCTTTCAGTGTTAAGAAGCACCAAAAAGATTCTATAGACCTAGGTCTTCATCAAAATTTTACAGATGAAGTTTTTGTAAAATATACAAAACAATTGAAAGAAATTATTGGACTATATCAAAAGAAATATCCTGAAGTTCAACAGCTTAATAAATTTGGAATGATTGAAGGAGCAAATATACAATACTATACACCAGGTGGAGGTTATTTTGTTGAGCATTTTGAAAGAATGGGTATAATGGAAAATCGTTGTCTTGTTTGGATGACTTATTTAAATGATGTTCCTGAAGGTGGTACACATTTTAAATATCAGAAATTAACAACTCCTGCTAAAAAAGGATTAACACTTATTTGGCCGACAGATTTTACTCATACGCATAGTGGACAAATTACCAATCACCACGAAAAATATATCATAACTGGCTGGATGGGATATATTAGAAATGATAAATATATAGAAGAGAAAAAACAATGAGTGTAACAGACGCATATTTAGGAAACCCAAATTTAAAGAAAGTAAATACGGAAGTTGGATTTACTAAAGATGAAATTGAAGAATTTGATAGATGTGCTAAAGACCCAATCTATTTTATGGAGAAACATATGAAGATTGTTTCCCTTGATGAAGGTCTTATAGATTTTAAATTATATCCTTTCCAAAAAAATATAGTAAGAACAATACATAATAATCGTTTTACGATTGCAAAACTACCTAGACAATCAGGTAAATCTACAACAACAATTGCATATCTTTTACACTATGCAATATTTAATCCGAATTCAAACATAGCAATTCTTGCTAATAAATCTTCAACTGCTAGAGATATATTAGGAAGACTACAACTAGCCTATGAAAACTTACCAAAGTATATACAACAAGGTGTTATAAACTGGAACAAAGGTAGTATTGAATTAGAAAATAAATCTCAAATTATTGCGGCCGCTACATCTTCAAGTGCAATAAGAGGAGGTACATATAATATAATATTTCTTGATGAGTTTGCTTTCGTACCTGCTAACATAGCTGAAATGTTTTTTAGTTCCGTTTATCCTACTATTACATCTGGTAAAACTTCAAAGGTTGTTATTGTATCAACCCCACACGGTATGAATCAGTTTTATAAATTATGGATGGATTCTGAAACTGGTAAAAATGATTATATTCCTATTGAGGTGCATTGGTCAGAAGTTCCAGGAAGAGATGAAGAGTGGAAAGAAATGACTATAAGAAATACATCTAAAGAACAATTCCAACAAGAGTTTGAGTGTGAGTTTTTAGGTAGTGTTGATACATTAATTTCACCAATTAAAATTAAAGCAACTCCTTATATGACACCAATAACTTCAAGTGGTAATTTAGATGTGTTTGAAATCCTATAAATGGTAGAAATTATGTTTGTACAGTTGATGTAGCAAGAGGAGTAGAGAGAGATTATTCAGCATTTTTAATTTTTGATGTAACACAAATGCCTTATAAAATTGTAGCAAAATATAAAAGTAATGAAGTTAAACCTATTTTGTTTCCACATATAATATCTAAAGCTTGTACAGGATATAACAAAGCAGAAATACTTGTTGAAACAAATGATATAGGACAGCAAATAGGTGAAGCTTTAAATTATGAATTAGAGTACGCTAATCTATTAATGACTACACAAAGAGGACGAGCAGGACAGATTTTAGGTGCAGGATATAGTGGAAGAGGAAGTGGTTTTGGTGTCCGTATGACAAAACAAATTAAAAAAATTGGTTGTTCTAATATCAAAACATTGATTGAAGGTGATAAAGTAATCATTAATGATTTTAATATCATAGAAGAAATGTCAACATTTTCTCGTAGAGGTAATTCTTGGAAAGCAGAAGACGGTTGTAATGATGATTTAATGACTTGTCTTGTATTATTTGGTTGGTTATCTAATCAAGCGTTCTTTAAAGAATTGACTAATACAAATGCTAGACAACAATTATATGAAGAGCAAGAAAAATTAATAGAACAAGATATGGCACCTTTTGGATTTGTAGATGATGGTATACCTGACTGGGAAAAACCAGAAACCGATGAATATGGAACAGTTTGGTATCCAGTAGTGAGAAAAGGGCTCTAATTTGCGTAAATTATAAATATCCGTAGTAATGAGATTTGACTATGGGCGTAAGAAAACTTACGAGTTTTGAATATTTTAAAATTAAATTAGCTAATTAAAAGGAGAAAACCTAATGGCATTTCAAGTATCACCAGGTGTTCTCGTACAGGAAAAAGATTTAACAAGAATCATTCCTGCCGTATCAACTTCAACTGGAGCTTTTGCTGGACAATTCAGTAAAGGACCTCTTGATGAAATAGTAACGATAGGCAGTGAAGGTGAGTTAGTATCTACATTTGGAAAACCAGATAGCTCAAATTTTGAGAGTTTTTTTAGTGCTTCAAATTTTTTACAATACTCAAATTCTTTGAGGATTGTTCGTGTACAGAATGCTAATGTGTCAAATGCAACTGAAAGTGGTAGTGCATTTGTCGTAAAGAATACTACTGATTACCAAGATAATTATGCTGACGGTTCTGGTTCTGTAGGACAATGGGCAAGTAGAACAGCAGGTGCGTGGGGAAATAATTTACAAGTTTCTCAATGTGCTTCTGCAACTGCCTATGAAGAAACATCTAAAACAACAGCAACAGCGGCTTCCGTTGGTGCTACAGTTGTAACAGTTGCTTCTGGTACAGGAATTAGTGCTGGAGATATAGTTAACTTTGGTGATGAATATGAATATAGAGTTGTTAGTGTTGCAACTAATGACTTAAGCATTGTAAGAAAAGAAGAACCTTCTTACTATGGAACAACTAACTCCTCTGGATTACAATCGGCAATTACTGGAACGCCTGCTGTAAGACGTAGATGGAGATATTATGATATTTTTGACAAGGCACCAGGAACATCACCTTATGCACAAGCAAGAGGTGGGGTCAATGATGAATTGCATATAGCAATCATTGATGAAGATGGTGATTTAAGTGGAACTAAAGGGTCAGTTTTAGAAAAATTTGCTGCTTTATCAAAAGCTTCAGACGCTAAAACACCACAAGGTGATACTAATTACTATTCAGATGTAATTTACAATCAATCAAATTACATTTTTTGGATGGATCACAACGCTTCTGGTTCTAATTGGGGCAATACAGCAACAAGTACTACATTTACAGATGTAACTTCTGTAAATAATGTATCATTAATAAATGGTGCAGATGGTGTAGCTGCTACAACTGCTCAAGTTAAATCTGCTTATGAAAAATTCCAAGACTCTGAAACAACAGATGTTGGATTAATCATTGCAGGTTCAGGTGACTCAACACATATAGATAACTTAATTACTATTGCAGAAAATAGAAAAGACTGTGTAGTATTCGCTTCTCCAGAAAGAAGTGATGTAGTTAATATAACAAATACTAACACACAAAAAGATAATATTGTTTCGTTTTTTAACGGAGTAGGATCATCTAGTTATGTATTTTTTGATAGTGGTTACAAATATATGTACGATAGATATAATGACGTGTACAGATATGTACCTTTAAATGGCGACACAGCAGGATTGACAGCAAGAACTGACTTAATAGCAGACGCTTGGTATTCACCTGCAGGCTTAAATAGAGGTGTTGTAAGAGGTGCAGTTAAACTAGCATTTAATCCAACTAAAAATCAAAGAGATGAATTATACAGAGCAAGAATAAATCCTGTGACAACATTCCCAGGACAAGGAACTGTATTATTCGGTGATAAAACTGGATTATCAGCGCCTTCGGCATTTGACAGAGTCAATGTACGAAGATTGTTTATCGTTTTAGAAAAGGCAATATCAACTGCTTCTAAAGTCCAACTTTTTGAATTCAATGATGAATTTACAAGAGCTGGTTTTAGAAATATGGTAGAACCATTTTTAAGAGAAGTACAAGGACGAAGAGGTATCACAGACTTTTTAGTAGTTTGTGATGAAACTAACAACACAGGCGAAGTAGTAGATAGAAATGAATTCGTTGCTGAAATTTTTGTTAAACCAGCACGAAGCATTAACTTTATTACACTTTCATTTGTTGCGACTAGAACAGGCGTATCATTTGAAGAGGTCGCAGGCTAAAAAGGATAGAATAGGAGAAAAAAATGGCAAACATAAATGACTTCAAAGCTAAACTTTCGGGCGGCGGCGCAAGAACCAATCAGTATAAGGTAGTAATGCCTTTTCCTGGTTACGCTCAAGTTGGTGGAGAAATAGAAGACCTAGCATTTTTATGTAGTTCTGCTGAATTACCAGGTATGGCAATAGCAGCTATCCCGATACCTTTTAGGGGTCGGGCAATAAAAATTGCTGGAGATAGAACAATTGCGGATTGGACTATCAAAGTAATAAATGATACTAATTTCAAATTGCGTAATGCATTTGAAAGATGGATGAACGGTATTAACAATATGACTGATAACGAAGGATTAACAAATCCAGTTGACTACCAAGTTGACGCATTTGTTGACCAATTAGATAGAAACGGCAATACGATTAAGTCATACACTTTAAGAGGTGTATTTCCTGTAACAATCAATCCTATTGCTTTAGATTATGCAGAAAAAACTGATATATCAGCAACAGATGTTACTTTAGCGTTCCAATACTTTGAAAGTAATACAACTACTTAAAAAGTACTATAAATAGTAGTGCAATTTAAGGAGAATTAATTATGGCTGAATTATTTGGATTTTCTATAACAAGGGTTAAAAAACCTTTAGATCCAAAACAAGCATTTACACAACCTCAAGCGGATGATGGAACACAAACCATCGCCGCTGGAGGGTATTATGGTCAATACTTGGATATGGAAGGCCAGTCAAAGACTGAGCAAGACCTTATCAGACGTTATAGAGAAATAGCTTTACATCCAGAGTGTGATATGGCAATTGAGGATATCATAAATGAATCAATTGTTGCAAACGAACTCAAGGATGCAATAAGATTAAACCTAGA